CTTTGCCTGCTCGTCCCAGACCCACTTGCCGCGCTGCCTAGGCTTCCTCTCGCCCAGGGCCGCGTCGTGGCCGGCGCGGTAGTTGTCCGTGCTGGCCTGAGAGACGATACCCTCTCCGACGACAGTCCCTCTAGCCACGGCTCGTCCTCCGCTCCCAGAACGCAGCCGCGTCCGCCACGCGATTGGCGAGCTGCTCTGGGGTCTCCACCGCCGCCCACTCCCCGGCTCCGGCCGCGCACTCGTCGCACATGAACAGCGCAGGCCCTGGGGCCTCCCAGCGCATTACCGAAGGCGCGCTCTCGGGCTGCGGGTACTTGAGCCGGTACACCTTCGCCGGCCTCCCGTGTGTCAGGCACTTCGCGTCGCGAAACACCTAGCTCCCTCCCTCGTTGAGCGGAGCCTGATCCAGCGCCGCTTCTCGGTTGGCCTGCACCTCCGCCATCCGCTGCCCGAATGACTCGCGCGCCGCCTGAGCGTCCAGCACGGTTTGCTGGAGACCGGTCTGGGCCTTCACCACCTCGGCCTGCGCCTTCACGTGTGCAGCGCCGGCCTTGACCTTCTCCGCCTCGAGCTTCGAAACCGCTGCCGGGTCCGGCTGCGGCGGCGCAGGGGGCGCAGCGGCCTGCTTCTCCGCCTCGTCCACGAGGGCGTCGAACGAGCCCTCCATCTCCTGCGACCCTGGGAACCGGGACAGGCCGTGCTTGACGAGCTTGAGTAGGTGCGGCACCGCCCACGGCGCGTTGACCCCGATCTCGCCCACTTCTTTGAGCGACCCGGTCACCGCCTGGAGGAACTCGATCCCGTCCTGCTTCTCGGCGTCGAAGTCCGTCATGCCGAGGCCCTCGCCGGCGACCTCGATGCGGTACTGACTGTGCTCGTCCTTGAGGAGCTGCGCCGCCTTCATCACGAGCGCCTGGCCCTCGGGCGTCTGCGCATCGGCCGAACGGAGCATGTTGGAGCGCTCCACGATGGTCTCGACGTCGAACCACTTGGCGATGATCTCGGCCCGGATGCGCTGAGCGTCGGAGGCGAACTGCGCGAACTCCTTTTGCGCCGCCTGGATGCGGGTGCTGCCGAAGCGCGCCTTGATGCGCTGCTCGGTCGCGGTCTTGCCGCCGCCCGGGGTCGCGTTTCCCCGCATGACGTCGGCGATCCCGGTGACCTGGTCCTTGAGGGCGATCTCCTCATGCAGCTTCGCCGTAAGGATCTCGATGCCCTTCACAATCTGCTCGAGCGGGAACCACGAGATCGACCCCTCGATCCCGCCCTTGTCCATCAGCGCGGCCATGTTCTTGGCCGGGTAGATCCGGTTGACGCCCGCCTCGGTCAGGATGCGCTGGATCTCTGGGGAATTCTCGTCGTAGACGCCCGTCACCCGGACCGCAGCCGTCAGGAGCTCGATCTTCGCGTACAGCGTGTCGATCGCGTCGTACGAGTCTTGGGCGAGGCAGAAGTCCGGGACCGGAACGAGCGCCTTGGACGTTACGTTCGCGAACATCGGCTTGGGGTTGGGCCAGAAACCCTCGAGCCCCAGCGGGTCCAACTTTCGGTCGAGGATGATGTCGAAGCCCTCGACGTACCAGAAGACCTCTCGGCCCTCCTTGCACCAGATTTCCCAGACCCGGGAACGCGCCCACGGGTCGTCCCGCTTGTCGTCGTCCTTGGCCTTGTCCTTGGCGTTGAGCGGGATGCGGTCGACGAGGAGTTTCCCCTTATCAGCATCGTCCGAGATCGTCGCATCGAAGCGCTCATGCAGCGCCTCCCGCGTCATGTCCGCGGCGAAGGCCTCCCAGCGCAGCTCGCCCCAGTAGCGACAGGGCGAGTACAAGAAGTCGTCCCAGGGGACGTAGTTCGTCTCGACGTCCTCGTGGGCCTTGCGCTTGGTCGCCGGCACCGAGGGGGCGAGCTCAACTCCGTCCGGGCCGACCTGCGCCGGGACCTCCGGAACGTCCTCCCACTCGACGACGTACCGCATCCGGATGGCGCCCAGGCCGGGCAGCAGGCGGTCATCGCGGGCGAGCTCGAGCGCGGTCTGGAACCCGTCCTCGTCGCGCTCGATGTCGGTGTTGAGTAGCCGCTCCTGCATCTCGGCCGAGATGCGGGCCTCGTCGTCGTCGGCGTCGGCGAAGCGGCGCCGAGAGCGAACACGGGGGGTGTTGCCGAAGATCAGCGACTTCTTGGTCTCGATGTCCCCGTGAAACAGGTTGAGCCGCGTGCCTCCGGACTCGCCGCGCTCGTCGAGGTAGCGGTCTACGACCTTGCGGCCGCGCTCTTGCCAGTGCTTGAGAACCTTGCGCGCCCCCTCGAACTCGACGGACCAGCGCAGCGCCCAGCCGGAGGGGTCGTCGGTGAAGCGCTCCTTGGTCTCGATCTGGTCGCCCGCCACTAGACGCGCCTCCGCGAACCGGCGTTAGCGTCGGCCTCGTCCCAGAGGCGATCGAGAGAGACGGCACGGTCCACGGGAAGAGCGTACGGGCCTTTTTTGTCGGGTTTCTTGGGCCGGGTGACCTGCTCCGAGTATTTCGCGACCACCGCCACGTACCGGAACGCGTCGCTTCCGTGCGAGCTCCAGTCGTGCTCCGGGGTATTCCCGAGCACCTTGCGGTCCTCATCCCAGGCGTAGTGGTAGGCCTTGAGCGCCTCGACCCCTTCTTGGCATCTGGCGTGGAAACGCACGGGCTGCTGGAGGAGCCAGCGCGCGGCCTGGATGCCGTCAAGTAGGCCGCGCTTCGGGACGAGGGCGACTAGGTCCCCCCAGCGCTCTACGCACTGCTCGAAGACCGACGATCCGGTGAGGTGGACCCCCACGGCGTCATGCGGCAACCAGTGCCGCAGCGCGCGCACCCCCAGCGCCTTGAGACGGGCTTCTACCTCGTCGTGGTAGTAGCTGAGCGGCTTCCCGCGGCCCTCGAAGTAGTCCAAGACGTCGTAGCCCTGCGACGTCGCCGCCCAGATCCAGACGGCGGTTGCGTCACCCTTCGCCCCTGCGCCGCCCAAGTCCCAGGTCGTGAACACCCGCGGCTGCTCAGGCTCGAACTCACAGACGGCTCCGGCCTTCTCGAGCGCCTCCATGATCTCGCCCCAGACCGCGCCGACGTTGGCCGCGGTCCAGTCGCACAGGTACTCCTGCCGGATGAGTGCCTCGGGCGTGCCGGCCGCCCGCTCCTCGGCGATCGTCGCATCCGGGTCATAGGCCCGGGTGTCGTAGAGCGTCTTGAGGTCGCAGAACCAGCGCTCCGGCTCGGCCTTCGCCAACTCCGCCGCCCGGTCGAAGAGCTTCTTGCCGTGGTTGTTGCCGCGCGGCGTGTATACGCACAGTTCCCAGCCGTCGTTCTCCCGCAGCATCGGGGCGATGAGGTCTCGAGCCTTGGGCTTCGCGATGCTGTACTCGCTGTGGATGACGCCGACAGGGCCGGCGCCCACGGACTCGATCTTGTCCGTGCCGATGATGCGGTAGATCGAGCCGTTCTTGAGCTCGACCATCATCTGCTGCTCGTTGCGGCGCCTCACCTGCTCCGGCGGAAAGACGAAGTCCAGGATGCGGTCCCCGTCCTTGGTGAACCCCTCCCAGATGGCCTTGCGGCCCTGCTCGAAGGTCGGGAACGTGTGCCAGTACATGCCGACGCGCCGCCACATGAGCGTGTCGGCGATCTGCATGGCGGTGATGTCCTTGCCCGCCCGGCGATGCAGGACTAGGACGCCGCGCTTCCTGCGCCCGTCGTGTCCGCCCCCGGTGTAGTGGGCGATCACCGGGCGCTGGTACCAGCGCGGCTTGAACTTCTCGTTGGGGATTAGGATCTGGCGGGCTGCCACCGCCAGCGATGGTGCGACCTACCGGGGGTCGGGTTTCTCTTTGGCGATGTCCCTGACCACAAACTCGACCGGTCCGCCGTCCTCTCCGGTAACCTCGGTCCGGCCAAGCTTCGGGATGTGGTACTCCGCCAGCCGTATCGCGAGGTCCGCCGCCTTGCCGGGGTCCTTGCCGGTGCGCTTGATGGCTGTCACCGCGGCCTCGCCTTTGCCGATCGTGACTTCCTCATCCCACCCGTTGGCCGTCTGGCGAATCCACGCCTCGACGTCGGGGGCGAGGCTGTGGAACATGAGCGCGAACGCCTCGCGCGCCTCCGATGTAACCTTGTTCGGAGTGCCCTTCTTGCGTCCGCCTGTCTTTCGGCCCGGAGCCATGGTCTACCCAGTGTCTACTTTGGAACGGTTCTTGCGTCGGGTTTCGGGCGCCAAGCCAGCCACGCGTAATAGATCGCAACGACGACGCAGAACGCGCCCAACACGGTGTGCCCTCGAGTCAGTTCGAAGACGGCGCCCGCCGCCATCACTCCGCTCGCCGTTGCCATGATCAACCTGAACGCCTCTCGGACCGTCATCGTCCCCACTCCTCCCTCTGCAACCAAGGAAACGGCAACTGCTGGGAGATCCAGCGCCGTGCCAGCTTCCGCTCGGTCTTCTTCCAGCCCAGGTCCTTGAGCGTCTTCATCAGCCGAACCTGAGCGCGACGATACGCCCGGTCGTCCTCGGCGTCAGCGTCGGCGACGGCGATGCAAGCCTCTTGAATGCGGGCCCACTCGGTGCGGTACGCCTTGCCGTGCTTGAGGTCGCCGGGGTCCATGGAGCCTACTCCACTCCCGACGCCGGGGTGTCGAAGGGGTAAGGGGCGGACGACGCGGGATGGCGCTGCACGGTCACCTCCACGCGAGGGTTCTTCTTGTCGATCTCCCGCTCCACAACGAGGCGCCTGACCTGGCGGTCGTCGCGGATGATGGCCGCCCCACCCCGACGAGATCGGCAGTCCCGTGAGGCCCGCGGCGACTGGAGGGCATCGAGGAGGAGCTTCACGGGACCATCCGTGTCGGGTCGCTCGTCTTGGAAGAAGATCCGGAGCGTCACCTCGACCGGAGCCGTGATGGTCTCGAGCCTGGCGCGCATCCGGGCGGCGCGGCCAAGGAGAGAAACCTTCTCGGCGTACGCCTTGGCATCGTCGCTCTTGCGCACGTCGCCGAGGCGGGTGCGGGTGTAGAGCTCATTCACGGACAGAGGCTTGCCGGGAACGATGAACCGCAGCGCCGAGGTATATGGGGCCGCGCAAGCGCCCGAATTCTCGACCCCGGCGTCTGTCGCTTCGCCGCGCTCGCCCGGTATATGGGCCCGGCGGGCGGCGTAGGAGGGGGTGGGGCTCATACCACGATCCCCCTATCCGCCAGGCGCGCGCGGGCCCGCTCGACCATCTCCGAAGACGCGACCCGCCGCCTGTTCGGGAACACCACGCCGAACGTTTCGAGCTGCCACGCGTGCCGCTCGCAGTGGGCCCCGCTATGGACGTGCTTCAGGCACCCCTCCGCCGCGCAGCACTGCGGCGAACGCGCCCGCTTCGCCCTCCACCGTCTCTGCCAGTCCCTCTTCCGGCATAGGGAGCACGTCCCGCACACGCACCGGAGCACCTTGCCTGTCCGCTTGGCCTTGGGCTTCTTCGCGGGCCTACAGGCAGGGTTCTGGATGACCGCCGAACCGCGACGGGACACCTGCTCCTGCGCCCGCATCATGGCGATGGCCTCGAGATTCACGTTGTCCCCTCCTCGTCAGGTTCGGCGTCGCTGTGCGGCTTCGGTGGCGGAGGAGCGTCGGCTGGAGGCTTCGGTCCCGCGGCGAGCTCCGCCAACTTCTCCGGGGTCAGGCCGTTGCGGACCTTGAACGCCTCCCACCACATCTCCCACTGCTGCGGGGTCCTCGGGGGAAAGCCGCTCATGCTGCCTCCCGCTTCGCGGACGGGGCCGCGAGGTATGCGTCGACGTGCTCCTCGGTCCACCCTCGGGACCACGGCCAAAGCGGCTCACCAGGGTAGTGGCTGGCGGGGAGGTCGATGCCGAGTTTCGTCACCCAGGTTTTGAACATGACGGTCTCAACGTCATGCCCGGAGACAGACTCGCGGACTTTCGCCTCGTCGCGCTTGTACTCCTCCACGCGGCCGGCGCTGACGATGTGCCGCTTGAGCCTCGCCCAGAACGCATCGGGGACGATGCACAGGTTCGGCGTGAACGTGCCGTCGGCCCGGCGAAAACCTACGAGCAGGTACCCGGTCTCTCCGACCTCCAACCCCTTCGTTTTCATGCTTCACCCCGAGAAACGATCAAC